GCTTTTTACACTCCTGACACGTTCGGTCGATAACGGTCCACATGTCGGGGCCCTTATGCTTCGAACAGTGCGTCGGTCTGTTTTTCACGAGGCCGAATCGAGCCGTCGTCCCGCAATCGGGGCATTGTGGAAAACGAAGGTAAATCATACCCTCCACCTTGTGCTTTGCACACTTGATCATGGGGCCATCTTCCCACCCATAGGACGCCTGCGTCTGACATTCAGTGCATTTCTTGGACCAAAATAAGACCATGTCATCTTCTTTATGAATACGGCATCGCGTAGGTTTTGTGCCTGTATTACCATAACCAGCGAACACCAGACAGCCATCAAACTCGCATGTTTTTTTAGTCAAATTTTTCATATCAGTCTTTTTATGAGCGAGACAGTACTCTGCTGTCTCGGACCCAAAAGAGGCGGACTTGGTGCATCCGTCCTCGCGACAGATGCCCATATTATTAATCTATAATTTTATTTTTTAAGAGCGTACACCTGCTCATTTTGTAATTGCATAGACCTGACCGGGCTTCTGGATGACCACATTGCGTGCGGCAAACTTGATGAGCATGTATGCCACGACGGACAGCAGGGTCGTGAGCAGCGCCGTGATCAGGAAGAAGGAGTTGGTGTTGCGGGGCACGTTGATCAGGCCAGCCACGATGCTGCGGACAAAGTCCAGCCACGACAGGGAGGCGGTGAACGCCAGGGAACCGACGATCGCGTTCAGCGCGAAGGACTCGACCTCGACTGCTGCGGAAACAAGGGTGCTGGCCATTTTACTAAGAGCACAGGAAATTTTTTACTGGCGTCTTGCCATCAGAGCGGCCGCAACTCCGACGAACAGGCCGACCACCCCGAGAATGGTCGTGAGGAGGAGGAGCTTTTCGCGCCAGTCCTGGGCACACGGGCATGGGCGGCGCTCGATGTCCCACAGGAAACTGGCGAGCGCGAAGAACGCGAGCAGGCCGGCGACGCCCACGAGACCCGTAAACGGCACGAGGTACTTGCCATCGCCAATCATAAAGAGCAGGAGTGGTGCCACGAGTGCAAAGCCGTACCAATACTTGAGGTACTGGCGGCGCCAATCCGCGCCACACGAGCACCCCTTGCGATCAAGGCTGACGAGCCACCAAAGGGCAATTGCGTTGATCACAAGTCCTGGGGTGAAGGCTAGTGTGTTCATATTAATTTTACAAAAGAAAATTTCATTACTCATCTTCAAAGTCACTTTCGTCTGGGATGGCTGACCACTGCACGCGGTCGAACATTGGTGCGTCGCTTTCTGTATCCGAGTCTGAAATTTTAAAAATTTTAAATTCTGTTTTTGAAAAAGGAACCGGGACCCTGATGTCCACCCACGGGGCGCTCTCGTGGGGGTCCCAGGGTTCAGGACCCTCCATACGATTCCTTTGCTTTTTCAACGGCATTCTTGAGCGCGATTTCCGCGGGCGTCTCGGGCTCCCACGCGTCCCATTCGTCCGCGCACTGGTTGACGAGCAGGAGCTTCTCGTCGGTCCCTTCGTACCGCGACCACGGGGGGTCCTCCTGGCCGTCGTCCTCTTCGGATTCCTCTTCGGATTCCTCTTCATAAATTTCTGGAAAAAATGATCCAATTTGTTTACCCGTGACGTGGCGTGCTGCGAACATGAGGCCGTAACACGCGTCCTCGGCGAGCACCGTGTCCCGTCCGCACGCGTGGGCGTAGTGGCTCGCTATGACGATCGACGATTCTATGACTGGGAGGAACAGGTCCATTCTTTTAAACTATAAAAGAACTTTGTCCGGATTCATCCATGTTGTCAAACATAACTTTAATTTTTTTAAATCCATCAACTTCGAGGAATTGGTAGTATCTCGCCCATATCGTCACGACCCGCCCCTGCCTGAGTCCTGGGTGGTGCGGTGCCAGATAGAAATCAAAATATTGATTTTTAATTCTTCCAAAATTAACAGCGCCTGAGGGTTTTGGGGATTCCGGGTCGAGTGAGAACGAGTACATGTAGAACGGTTTGGTTGGCACGCGGGTGTGATATTCTAGAAATTGTGAAGTTCCGAGAAGTAAGTTGGTTCCTATGAGGGGGTCGATTCTCTCCGCCTCGTTGAAATACATGGCCATTGCATTGAGTTGATTTATATTTGAAAAATTTAGAGAATATGATGGACCGGCGATGTTGGACGAGTCGAGGAGGTAGTCGAACCCCTTGGCTCCTTGATTTTGCACGGTAAAGAATAGTTCTTTGACTGGGTGCAGAAAGTTGGTCATGCACCGAATGTTTGACGTACCGGCGGGTGCGACGTACATGGCTCTCTGGACGTTCTCACTTAAATGGATGACCGGCCCCCTTCGCTGTATGTACTCCCGCTCGTTCTCACTCAAAAAAATATATTCTGAAAAAAAATTAAAAGACATTTTGATCGGTGTGGCTGGATCGGTGCAAAAATTTGAAATATCGTTTAGAATAATTCTGACTCGCATGTTGGGGGTGACGGGCAGACCCGCCTGCAAGCACTTGAACTTTATGGGGATCGTGTACCGTGCAAGAGGGGCGTTCCCCCCGCCAATCAGTGAGCCGCCGATAATCTCGGTCAGCCCCGGCTGCTGTCCGTACGGCACCTCCACCTCGTTCAGAAGCGTGATAAATTCGCCCCACATTCTTTCAATGAGCTGATTCCCGGAGTAGAGTTCGACCCGTTCGATCATGAGGGTGCCCGCCGCGTCGTAGAATGCGGTTCCGTAGGGGAATGTGAGGTCCATGCGGACGTACATGGAGGTTATCAGATCCCCGCTCAAAGGAACATCAACGGTCGAATCGGTTCCGAACGCCGGCTCGTTTTCAAACTGAACGTTGATAACACGTGATGCGAACAATCCTTGTGGTTTGTATTGTTCTAGGAACAGTGTGATGTCGGGCTGCCCTGAAAGTATGACGTCGGCGGTTCCGAGTTGTGCAAGCACCTGGCGTCCAGCCATATCTAGTACTAGTTGAGAAGTTTAGTCGTACATGAGCCCCGCGAGCCCATTTGACACGCGCAGGACATTGTAAGATACGGCGATGAGCCTGATTTCCTTTGTTGCCAGACCCTGTGTATTTGGAAGAAAAATTTGAAATTTCTTTTGTTTAATTCGACTCATGTTGAGTGATCCGGACGGTCTGGGGTCCTGTGGTCTGCGTGCGAAGGAGTACCCGTATATGGTGCGATCTGGCTGGCGTGTATGTTTTTCGAGGGGGTTTATTATGTTTAGAAAATGTGAATCAGACGTGCTCTGATCCACGAGATCTTCACCGTTCAAGGTGATTGTGATGCCCGTGCCCGGGTCCGAGGTGTAGACGTACGGGGTGGCGGTCGCGTCTTGTATGACGAAGAAAATCTCGCGAACCGGGCCCATAAAATCGAGATCCAAGACTGTCGACTGGCCCAAGTTGAACGACGCGTATTGCATCTGTGTGATGACGTAATCAAGGATGTGTGAATTCATCCAGTTCACCTCTGGGTCGGATAGGTAGGCGTATTCCACAATCATGGATGCGGATATATTGGTCGGATTGACGACCGCGTCCTTTGCGACGAGACGCGCGAATGGTCTAAATGTCACGTAAATTTCCATGTCTTGGCGCTGAAGAGCGCAGATTGGTAATGATAGCTCGGATGCGTCGTAAAAGTAGAATGGAAGATTTACATAATATTTCCTGTCCTGCGTCGCCGCGGCCACGTCGAGTTTGCCCGTGAGCAGGGTGAGCCCCGGTTGGTTTTCCTGGGGGACCGTGAGATCGTTGTAAATTTCGATGGCTTCGCCTGTCAGAGTTTGAATGAGTTGGCCTCCTATTTTAAGTTCTGCTTTTTCAATCATGTACGTGCCCACCGAGTCGACGTAGTAGTAGGTGTTGGGGAGGGGCGTTGCCACGCAGACTACGGTTGCATACGCGTTCGCTGTTATGGTTGTGGTTCCTGTACCGACCGTCGTCACGTCGAGGAAGAAGACGTTCGACGCGTTCGTGCATTGCGCAATCACGTCAATCGTGTACGGCCCCTGTGTTCCTATATTCAAAAAACTGGTTGTTTGGTAATCACCCGGCGCGGGGTGCGTGTCGGTGCTGTTCTTTGACAGGCGTAAATCCGCGATGTACGCACCGACCGTCTCGAAATAAATCATGAATCGGTAGGACCCTTCTTTGGAAAATTGAATATTTCCATTTGGGGTGACGGTCATGAACTGTGAAAGCCCGACGCGTTGAAAGGCGGTGTTGAAGTTCACGGGCGAGGTGGTCCCCATCGTGATGGAGTGGGCCGGATTTCCCAGGAAAAGGAGGCCGTTTCGTTTCGTGTTTGTATCTGACTGGGCGAGCGGTGATATGATTCCAAACTGTTCACTTCCGAAAAAGGAGGCGGGTGTGAGGGTCGTGGTTGCCGCGTCGGTTATCACGCTTATTCTGTAATTATCGTTTTTATTCCACACCTGCACTGGAAACGTAAAGTTCAGCGTGGGGCTGCGCGTCTGGTTTGTTTTCCACGTGGTTATGGCGCCAACTGCGGTGTTGCTCAGCGTGACTGAAAAAATATTAGACCCAGACGTGTACAGGGTCCCCTTCAGGTGGTAGAGCCCGGTATCAATAAAAGAAAAAGTATTTGAAATTTTTGAAACATTGAGATCCGGAAAGAATCCCGTCTGTGCCCAGTTGACGGCGAGGTTGGCGGTCGCGTTGACGAGAGTTTGATTTGTATTTATTTTATAAAATTCATTGACGTCCGTGATGGAAACCTCCGTCCCCTGTCCCACGGTTCCGACAGTCAGCGGTGTCGGGTTCTGAGTTTCCAAATCAATAAAATAATTTTGATTTATATCTGTGCATGTGATTGGTATGACGGCGAGGGGCGTCTGCGGCATGGGCATGACGACAATTTCGTAGTTGTGATCGTTCCAAGACCAGGTACCGATTGGGTGGCCGTCGACGAGCGAGTGGCCGACCCCAATTCGCGCCACGGGTGTTGACACGTTGAGCGTCGCGATGAGCATGTAGGTCCCGGTAAAGGCGAATTTTAAGCACCCTCCGGCTGTCACGGACATGAGGGAGGATGTCCCGAGGCGCGGGCCGAATAGATTGAGATCTAGAAACTGTGCCCAGTACCCGCCGCCCGTTGGTGAGGGGTTGATGACTGACAGCGTGACTGGTGCGAACACGTTTGCGATGTAGGTTTCAGATGCGTTGATTTGTCCTGCGGCCGCCTCCTGAACCCACCCGGACTGGGCGAGTGAAAAATCTGCAGAGCTTCCGTGCGCGCTGCCCGGGAAGACGTCCCACTGCACGGTGGTCGGTGTTGGGAATCGTGAATATGCCTGCGGATCAAGACCGAAGAAAACACCGACGGTGGTGGCGTCGACCGCATCCACCGCCACGGTTGAACAATTTTTAAAAAAAAATTTCGTTCTTGTTGCATCGTATTCGACATAGTTTGCGAGACCTGATAGATCCAACCATATATACATGAATCCCAGTGAGTATATATCGAGGGACACTGGGTTGACGGCTATTTTATTTACGAGATCACCGTTGATGTATAGGTATGGCACGGGGCGTTGGAGGCGTACGGGGAGGCGCCAGATGTATTCGGTCGAGGTGGGTGAAAGTGCGGGGAGCTCTATGGCGAGCATGACGCTTCGAACGAGATCACCCTTGTAGGGGATTCTGCAGACTGACTGCGATCCCCACTGAATTTGCTGCCCCTGAAAGGGCACGTTGAAGGCCTGTAGGCTAAATGGGGTGTGTCGTCTGTAGACGCCTAAAAAGTACGAAACGGACGGGTTCCCGGTCAGATACGCGTCTTGTTGTCCGATTGCAGCAAGCTGCACTGCCCCTGCGGACATTCCTGATCTAAGTGAAGAACTTATTTCCACCAGGAGCGCGGGCTCTCCGCGGCGGACGGCGCCGTCTAAACTCGTAGACTAGATCAGGAATGAATATTCAATTGAAGAAATTCGACCCGAGCAAGATGGCGGATGACAAGGTGTGCGTATTCATAGGGAAGCGTGGGACTGGAAAGTCCACTCTCGTGACTGACATTCTGTGGCACAAGCGCGGGATCCCTTCGGGCATCGCCATGTCAGGCACGGAGGAGGGGAATGGTCACTATAAGCAGTTCATACCGGACCTATTCGTCTACGGTGACTATAACCGCGATGCGGTTGAGAAGATTATAGAGCGCCAGAAGAGAAACGTGGCGGCGGGGAAGGCGACCCCCGTTTTCCTGCTCATGGACGACTGTATGTACGACCGCAGCTTCATGCGTGACACGGTCATCCGGCAGCTCTTCATGAACGGTCGTCACTGGAAGATTTTTTACATGATGACGACCCAGTACTGCATGGACATGACGCCTATGATTCGGACGAACGTGGACTATGTCTTTGTGCTTCGCGACAACGTCCGTCAGAATCGGGAAAATCTGTACAAGGCTTTTTTCGGTGTTTTCCCCACCTTTGATCAGTTCTGCCAGGTGATGGACGCGTGCACGGAGAATTACGAGTGCCTCGTGCTCGACAACACGTCCAAGTCCAACAACATCACCGACTGTGTTTTTTGGTACAAGGCGGCTATGCGGAAGAATTTCCGCTGCGGATCGCCCGCATTCTGGCAGTTTCACCAGAAGAATTACAACCCCAAGCACGTCGGTACCAGCGGCACCCCCCTCGCCCGCAAGCCCGGCGCGTCAGTGGTCCAGGTAAAGAAACTCCCGTCCAAGTAAATGGAGTCCTTCGATGCGAATAGCACGAACGACATCACGTCTTCAATCCCCACGGGTTTAATTGAGGAGGAAAAAAACATTGGTCAAAATCAAATGGCGGAGTTCTCGACTGCTCTTGACGACGTGGTCCCCCCCGGTCCTTCCATGCAGATGCACGACATGGCGTTCGGGTCGGTGAACAGTGGGTCCCCGGCGGGATTCGCAGCGCCGCCGCCGCAGCAGCAGCAGCAGCCACAGGGTGGGCGTAAGATTCCCTTCGGTCTTACTTCCGAGCAGTACATGGCTGTTCTCGCGGGTCTGGCTGCGGTCGTGTCGACCAGCAAGCCGGTGCAGGAGAAGATTGCGCAGTTTATGCCCACCGTGGAGGCGGGCTCCATGAGCGCCATGGCCGTCACGGCTTTCCTCGCCGCCCTCGTGTTTTACCTTGCTCACCGTTTTTTGAATTAGATCAACCCTTGATGTTTTCACCACAGAAGGGGCCGACATCACCGGGGGTGTAGAGTCCCCGCTTGGCGCAGTACTTGCGAAAATCTTTAAAATTTTTCCAAAAAGAATCGGAATGTTCGTATTCCCGAACCGTCGAGTGACACAGTTCGTGAATAAGCACATGCATGGCGGTGTTAATGCTCGTTTCATCCGACGCATCCGCGTCCATGCACAGGTATATCTCGTAGCCCTTGTTGACGTTATAGCCTATAGCCCCCTTGGATTTGTCCCAGCCGCACATGCCAGTGAGAATTGCCGGCTTCTTCACGGGCTCCCACCTGGGGTCGAGGTTCTGGTCCTCGTGCACGGCCCGCATGATTTTCGCGTACCGCCTTCTGATTTCAACCATTAAATCAGGCGGACGATTCGTGGCGACTATGATTATGATCAGAGCTATGCCTAGTGCCCAGACGATCCGCGCGTCCATCCTATTACTGGACTACGAATTTTTCCTGAACACGAAGCTCGAGTACAGATCCGACACGCACCAGTTGGGTGAAGACAGCATGGGTTCCCATGTGAGGCACGTGAACCCGCGCTCGGTGAGTTGGGCGATGAGCACATCGGCTACGAGGAGCGGCTCGCTTTTAGGGCCGTCCGCGTAGAAAGGGCCGTCCGTGAGGCTCACGAGCAGCCGGTCGCCTGTAATCTCGAGGGTGTTCCCCAGGTGGTCCCTGAACTCCCCGTGGTTCGTGAGAAGCTCGGCCCGCGCGCGTTCGGGCGTGATCCCCATGAAGAGCCCCCCCGGCCTGACGGCGCGCTGGATGGCGTCCAGTGACTCTTTGAGAATTTTAGAATTTTCAAAAATATAATGAAGTGCGAAATTGTAGCAGACGACATCAAAGGGTCCCGCCCTGACCGCCTCACGGATGTCACCGCTGCCTAGAAAGCGCACGTCAAACTTCATGTCACGCGCCCTGGATGCCGCCTCGGCCAGAGACGCGGGGTCCGGATCGATGGCGGCGACTCGCGCCCCGACCGCCTGCCACTTCCACCAGTCGCCGCCGCGCCCGCACCCGCAGTCGAGGACGAACGATCCAGCAGGCACCCACGTGCGGATCAGCTGGCGCTTCTTGTCGTTGTGCAATTTGCGCAAGGCTTCCATTTTACTTAAAAGGATGGAG